GCTAGGGGCTTTACGGGGCCTGTGTATATTATGCCTGTTGGTGGTGTTGAACGGGTGTACACTCTTAATAATAGGGCAGTGGCAGAAATGGCAATGCGAAAAGGATGGCGGTACAGTGATCGATTACAAGTGCCACTATTCAAGAACGAATGGGGCACATGATGCCATTAGACCATAGTATGTCATGGTCCCCAATATGGAATGAGTGGGAATTGAATACCGCTATTGCCTGGCATCTACATTTCTGCTTGTGGCCGAGAAAGTGCTTTTTGACTGAAGAGACTCTTTGGTTAGAACGATGCTACAAGGGCAGTAGAATGATCACCGGACCGGGAGAGCCTATTTTTATAAACTACTACATAGACAAGTTTGAATTCTTGATTTGGCAACTGAAAAGAAACGCATGACCAAGAATTCAGCAAATGGTGTCAGCAGTTATGACAGCGATTCAACCGGATCGCTGGTGCATTTCTTTAATAGGAATGTGACACCTTATGCTACATCTACACTGGGTCCAAAATTTGATCTAGTGCCTGTCGAAAAACAAAAAGACATCATGATCAATGTGGCCAGGATGCATGCCCAGCAAGAATATGATCGTATAATAGCATTGGTACAGGTACTGGAGTCTCAAGCATATGAGATCAAACGCAGATTAGAAATAACAGATGCAGTACATGCTGCCGAGTATCAATTCCAACCCAGCCATGGACAATGTTATTGGCTGGTTTTTGATACCGACAAAAAGAAAACTATTTTGGCCAAACATGGCCCCGATGGGTGGAGCAGCAGTGCTCCGGACCATTATGAATATATTGCACAGGTCAAATGGCTGGGCGATTACACATGGATAGAAGTAAAAGAGGAATAACATGACTGATCTAGAAACAGCATTGCACAATCAAGATTGGAGTCTTGCTGGTTGGAAAACTCGTCCTGAGCTGGATCGATTGATGAAACAAGACACAGAACATGCCAAAGCACTATGGGAAAAGTATTGCCCATGGTCTGACACCAACGGTGGCTATGTTTCATGGGCAAACAAAGGAAAGAAATAATATGGGACTATTTGATAGATTTTTTGGCGCAAAAGAAAAAGCTCTGGCAGCATTGGCTGCTGCACCTGCACGTGGGGTAAATGAACCACCAGTACCCCGAGTCAAGGCAGTGCCCAAGACTGCCAAGCAACTGGCCACCGAAGCCAACGAACCGTATGTGGCAGTGTTGAGAATGGATGTGGATCCTAACAACTTACATCAAGGCGCGTTTGAACTGGACTGGAACGAGATCTTTGTGGCTCGATTGGTCAAGGCCGGATACATGATGAAGAAGGATGATGCCGATTCCGATCTTGTGGATCGGTGGTTCCAAAACGTATGCCGACATGTGGTCATGGAGACATGGGAACAGGAACAGGCCATCAAGAACTCGGGTGTGTATGTACAAACCCGCAACATAGGTGATGGACGTAGTGAAGTATCATGATCTTTAATCACATCAAACAACTCAAGAAATAAGTCGATGCAAGGACTAGCGCCTCCACAGACCATAAAGGTCTACCAACTATTGAAAATGTCCGCCAAGTCTGGATTATACATTTCGCCGTGCGGCGTCAGCTCTTTGGGTATAGGCATGTTTATGACACTACAAGAAGCCGAACACACTCGCACATTAGAGATTCTTAGAGACACCGACAGTGATTGTAATTCCTATCACGTTTTTGAATTAGACTTTCCTAACCCAGCATATAAAGAATGATCTTTAATCACATCAAACAACTCAAGGCCGAGGGCAAACGCATCGGCATCACCTTCAGTACATTCGACATGCTGCATGCCGGCCACATCGCCATGCTATCGGAAGCCAAGAATCACTGCGACTATCTCATCGCTGGCTTACAGACTGATCCTACCATAGATCGTCCTACAGAAAAGAATCCACCTGTGCAGAGCATAGTGGAACGCCAGATACAATTGGCCGCTTGTCGTTATGTGGATGAAGTGGTGGTGTATCAGACTGAAGAAGATCTCATTGACCTGCTGTTGATACTGCCTGTGGATGTGCGTATCCTGGGTGTGGAATATCAAGGACTAGATTTCACTGGGCGGGATGAAGGCACCATGCGAGGTATTGAACTGATATTCAACGGTCGTGATCATTCTTTCAGCAGCAGCAGTCTGCGCCGACGTGTGGTTGCAGCTGAGAGTCACAAGGTGCTGTCACAGAAATGATATTGTACATAAATGGGGATAGCCATGCAGCCGGTACTGAAGCCGGATCACCACACGGCTGGGCAGAAGATGATAGTCGATTCTGGGGACAAGGAAGGCACCCACACCCGGACAATGAAAAAGTAAGTTTTGGTGCTGTGCTATCAGACTTGTTGGGCTGCGAGCGTATCAACCAGAGCCAAGCTGGCGGCAGTAATGCTCGAATCATCCGAACTACCACCGAATGGATAGAATCCAACCCAGACCTGTTGGCCAACACATTCATGTTGATACAATGGAGCACTTGGGAAAGAGAAGAATGGTTTCATGATGGCGTATGGCATCAGGTCAATGCATCTGGATTGGATCATGTGCCGACGGAACTGGAACAACGCTATCGTCAGTACATCATTGATATAGACCATCATGCTTGCACCAGACAGAGCCACAACAATATCTGGCAATTCCATCAGTATCTCAACAGCAAGGGAATAAGACACTTGTTCTTCAATGGCAACAGCACATTCAGTGATCTGGCTGTGCAGATGGTTCCGGATTGCAGAGATTGGAACAACTGCTATATAGGCCCATACACAAGAGAATTGAGTTACAATTCGGTGCTTTTGGCAAATCAATTCCCGCATATGACCAGTAAAAACGGGCATTTTGGCAAAGCAGCCCATTGCTTTTGGGGTAAATATCTGTTACAATACATCAAACAACACCAACTTTTGGAACTTGATGAAATACCTATTGATTGATACTGCCAACATGTTTTTCCGTGCTCGGCATAGTGCGCATCGAGCATCTGACTCATGGACCAAAGTGGGATTCGCATTGCATGTGACACTGATGGCAGCAAACAAAGTGGCACGAAAATTTGACGCTGATCATGTGGTATTCGCACTGGAAGGCCGCAGCTGGCGCAAAGATCATTACAAGCCATACAAGGCCAACCGAGCTGTGGCGCGTGGCAAGATGACAGAACAAGAAGCCGAGGAAGACAAACTATTTTGGGAAACATATGACGAACTGACCCAGTATCTCAGCCAGCGCACAAATTGCAGTGTGTTGCGCGAACCCCAAGCAGAAGCCGACGATATCATCGCACGTTGGATCGCGCTGCATCCTGCAGACGAACACATAGTGGTCAGTTCAGACACCGATTTTGTGCAACTGCTTGCGCCCAATGTGAAACAATTCAATGGCATCACTGATGAGCTGTTGACACTGGAAGGTATCTTTGATGCTAAAGGTAACCGGGTTAATGATAAAAAAACTAAACAGCCAAAGACCGTCCCTGATCCGGCCTGGCTGTTATTTGAGAAGTGCATGCGTGGAGACACCTCCGACAATGTATTCAGTGCATATCCGGGAGTACGTGAGAAAGGCACAAAGAATAAAGTTGGTCTCCGTGAGGCCTTTGCCGATCGAGAAAAGCGCGGATATTCCTGGAACAATCTCATGCTTCAGCGTTGGACCGACCACCACGGAGAAGAACATCGAGTGCTAGACGATTACGAGCGCAATCGCACTCTGATTGATCTCACTGCACAACCCATTGAGATCAAGCATGTGGTGGATACTGCAATCCGCGAACAGATCAGCCACAAAGACGTGGGACAGGTGGGCACACACTTCTTGAAGTTTTGTGGCAAGTACGAACTGACCAAGCTCAGTGAATCAGCAGACAGCATTGGACGCTGGTTGAACAGGACATATACAGGAGCATTAAATTGATATTAGCCATGCCAGTGATAGCCGACCGCTATTGGATACTTAAAAAAGACAACCGCAAGGTTGGGCAGATAGAAGCACAGGATGATGGGTATACGGTAAAGATCAGCAATACCGTAACAAAATACAAGACCATCAAGATGTTGGATCGAGATATCGAATTTGTTCCAGCAGTAGAATCTACCCCCAATCCAGAGAATCAAGTTTACGGATATGACACCGGTCAACGTGTGTTCAACCCCATGTGGGACATACAACAGCGACTGCCATTGTTCACACAAGAAGAAAATAGCAAATCCTGGTTTGCTGCCGGATGGTACTATGTGAAGAAACATCGTGTGTGGAAGATGACACAAAATCCCAAACTGATTACCTTGCAACGATATTCGTATCAAGGTCCATACCACACCAAAGAAGAAGCAGTAACAAAAGGAAAACCATGATCAACCCATTCAAAGACCAAGAGAAGTTCATGCAGGCCTGTGATCAAAGTGTCACCGGTGATCAAGCACAATTTGACATGTATATTGGATTGATCGCAGAAGAGTTCCAGGAACTGCAAGACGCCGATACTGATGTAGATACATTAGATGCGTTAATTGATATCTTGGTTGTCACAATCGGTGCTATCCATAGTATGGGTGCCGATGGCGAAGGTGCCTGGATCGAAGTCATGCGCAGCAACTTTGCCAAGATCGATTATGACACTGGCAAGGTGCGAAAACGTGAAGATGGTAAAGTGCTCAAACCCGAAGGTTGGACACCGCCTGAGCTAGAACAATTTTTGAGAAAAGTATGAGCCTGCACATCAATCGTTTTGTAGACAGTATCAAGGCTCACGAATCACGCAATCAACGTGATTTCACCATGAGCATGCGGGATGCCAAGGATCTGCATTCGGACATAACCAAATTGTTGTTGACATTAGAAGCCATGCGAGCGCCAGCCGGGCCGGCCCAAGAACAGGTGATAACGGTGGAACTGGGTGGCGGCTCATTTAAATCTACATAGATAATGGCATAAATAATATCATGAGCAGACCGCGTCCTCAGGTGTTGATCGAACACACCAATAAAGTCACTTACAAAACCGAACAAGTTTTAGCAAGTGAAGGAGTGTGGGCTGTGTTTTATGATAGCAAACCTATCAATCTCAAGACCAGTCACATGCTCACACAATACCCAGGACCCAAGTACAAAAAGGTATCGTTCAGCAACCCCGGGCATGCTAAAAATCTAGCTCGCAAGCTGAACACTCAATTCAAGACTGATAAATTCACAGTGGTCTTGCTCACTCAGGGGTCTCAAGTTTACCCCGATGTTAAATAAACTCTATTACACTCAGCAACTGCTGAAACTATTGCCCGATGATCA